GGGACAGACGCTGTTTCTGGCGGCGGTGTAGGGATCGCAGGACAAGGTAGTAGCGGTACTGTTTCCGGGCAAGGCGGCTCTGGCGGTACAGACGGTACAACGACAACTCCGGGGCTTTACGGAGCTGGCGGTAGAGGTTTGTTTGCTGTAATAGCCAGTGGCGGCGGTGGCGGCGGCGCGCTTCGGTGGACGCCAAATCGTGTCGTTGTGCCCGGAACTACGTACACCCTTCGTGTAGGAGTGGGCGGCAGTACTTCGATAAATCCGCACGCGGGCGGCTCCGGCGCAGTCAAAATCGCTTACTGGCAACCAGTTCCCTAAACCGCTGGTCAGCGGTATCATTCACACGGGCGCAGCCCGAAGGAGTTCAAGATGAAGATGTCTGCCAAGCAAGCTGTCCACAAGCATGAGGCGGCGATGCACCCGGGCAAGCCCAAGACGAAGCTCGCCCAGGGCGGGATTACCTCGCCGATGTCCCAGCAGATGGGTCGCAACATGGCCCGCGCGCGCAACCAAGGCCCGGTCGGGCGCAAGAAGGGGTGAACCCATGATGAAGACCAAACGTGTCCCTACGCCGTCGCTGAGCGACGCTGAGCGCACTCCCCCACGCCTTGTGGTTGGCACTGCCGCTACAGCCCCCTGCCCGCCTGTGAAGACCTCCGGGATCAAGGTGCGTGGCACGGGCGCTGCCACCAAGGGCACGATGGCCCGAGGGCCGATGGCGTAAGCCATGAACTACGCCGCGCTCAAGGCCGCTGTCGAGGATGCTGTTGAGAATACGTTCTCAACAGATGACTTTGCCACGCTGACTCGGCTTGCCGAGCAGAAGATCTACCAGTCTGTCCAGCTCCCGATCCTGCGGAAGACCGCAAACCCCGTACTTGTCGTGAGCGACCGCTATTTGAGCCTGCCGGGAGATTTTTTGGCGGTCTACTCGTTGGCGGTGATTTTGGCGTCGGGCGACTATGAGTTCCTCCTGAACAAGGACGTGAACTTCATGCGCGAGAGCTATCCCAACCCGGCCGCCACAGGCACGCCACGGTACTACGCGCTCGACGGCACCAGCACGCCGCTGGTGCAGAAGGTCATCCTCGGCCCCACGCCCAGCGCAGCGCTCAACACCGAGCTGAACTACTTCTATCAGCCGGAGAGCATCGTCACGGCCAGCAACACGTGGCTGGGCGACAACTTCGAGTCGGTGCTGTTCAACGCGGTCATGGTCGAGGCTGCTCGGTTCATGAAGGAAGAGGCGGACATCGTCACGATGTACCAGAACCAGTTCAACGAGTCGTTCCTGCTGCTCAAGAACCTTGGTGACGGAAAGAACCGCACCGACGCATTCCGCAGTGGGCAAGTACGGAATCCTGTCAAGTAAGGCGACGGTATGGCAATCCTCCAAGGTATGTGTTCGTCGTTCAAGCAGGAGTCCTGGCTGGGCATCCATGACCTCGCCACTGACACGCTGAAGTTGGCGCTTTACACCGCTGCGGCAGACCTCAGTCAGTCCACGACGGTTTACACGCCGACCGGCGAGGTCGTCGGTACGGGCTACATCGCGGGCGGCATCCCGCTGGTCAACGTCCAAGTTCTCCTGTCCGGCACCACTGCCTACGTCACCTTCGACAACCCGGTGTTCGCCAACGCCTCGTTCGTCTGCCGGGGCGGGCTGATCTACAACGAGACCAAGGCCAACCGCGCCATCGCGGTGCTGGACTTCGGTGCGGACAAGACGGCCAACGGCACGTTCACCATTCAACTCCCTGCGGCCACAGCCGCGTCGGCGCTGCTGCGCTTCGCTTGAGGTCATCATGGCAAGCTACACCACGAACCTGCGACTGACGCAGCCCAATCTGGGTGACACGGGCTGGGGCACGACGGTCAACAGCGGCGTGACCGCTCTGGTCGACGTAGCAGTTTCTGGCGTCGCGAGCGTCGACGTTACCGCTGGCGATGTTTCGATGACTATCGCCGACGGTGCGCAAAGCGCCAATGATGCGCGCAACATGTTTATTGTTGTGGGAGGTACTCTTCCTACAAACCGTACTGTTACGGTCCCTACCAACAACAAACTGTACTTTGTCCACAACGACACCTCCGGCGCATATACGCTGTCTTTCGAGGCCACCGCAGGCGTGCTCATTCCGCAGGGCAAGAAGGTGCCGTTGTACAGTGACGGTACAGACATCCTGTACGCCTTTGACCACCTCGGGTCGTTGACGCTCGACACCGCCCTTGCCGCGACCTCAGGGGGCACTGGGCAGAGCAGCTACGCTGTGGGCGATCTGTTGTACGCGGGCACAACCACGACGCTGGCCAAGCTCGCCAGTGTCGCCACGGGCAACGTGTTGCGTGCCGGGGGCGTGGGTACCGCGCCCGCTTGGGGCAAGGTCGATCTGACGACGGACGTGACGGGCATTCTGCCTCCGGCCAACGGCGGGACGGGCCTCTCTGACCCCGGTGCAAACGGCAACGTGCTGCGCTCAGATGGCGCGGGGAACTGGACGAGCGGTACGCTCGCCTCCGCGACGACGTCGGCGGAAGGCCTTGTCGAACTTGCCACCGACGCCGAGGTTCAGACCGGCACCGACACCACGCGGGCGATCACGCCTGATGCGTTGCGGAAGGGTGCGTTGGTTTTTGGAACTGCCCAATCGCCCACCTCAGGCACGACAGTTGACTTCACCAGCATCCCATCTTGGGCCAAGCGGATCACGGTTATTTTTAGTGAATTGACTACCTCTGCTAGCGGCGGTTCGATAGCAATACAGCTAGGTGTCAGCGGTACCCCTGAAACAACAAATTATTACGGCGCATTCGGCTACTCAAATAGTGGTGGCGGCGCGGGGGCAGGAACTTGGAGTTCCGGCATGGTAGTTGGTGCCGGAGATGGTGTTAGTGGTATAACCTATAACGGGTCTGTTATTTTGACACGCTTGTCCGCGTCTTCAAACGTGTGGACTGCACAGAGTATAGTTAGCGACAGAGTGGGGGAGACCCTTCTTTGGAGCGCCGCAGGCAGCAAATCCCTTGCAGGAGCGCTTGACATGGTGCGCGTGCTTATTTCCAGCGGCACTTTTTCGTCAGGTTCTCTCAACATCATGTACGAGTAACTCATGAACTTCGACGCAGCATTCGACGTTCTCCTCAAGCATGAGGGCGGCTTCTCTGACCACGCCGCTGATCCGGGCGGCAAGACCCGCTACGGCATCACCGAGGCCGTGGCACGCAGGGTGGGCTACCGGGGCGACATGCGCGAGCTGCCGCTTGATCTGGCCAAGCGCATCTACCGTGAGGACTACTGGAACGCTGTCCGTGCTGAGCAACTGCCCACTGCGATCCGCTACGCCGTCTTCGACGCTGCGGTGAACTCAGGCCCTGCGCAGTCTGTGCGCTGGCTACAGCGGGCCCTCGGCGTGACGGACGACGGTGTCATCGGCCCCCAGACCATGTCTGCGGCCAACCAAGCCAACCCCGACGCACTCCGCGCCCGCCTCGTGGCTCAGCGCCTGCGCTTCATGACCAACCTCGACACCTTCGGCAGTTTCGGTCGTGGGTGGGCCCGTCGCTGCTGCGACATCCTGACCATGTGAGGTCACTATGACCGCTCTCGCCGTCGCGTTGCTGCTTGCCGCAGCTCCGGTCCCTGTGGCCGAGTATCGTGAGGGTGATGCGCGGGTCGAGCTATATGCCGAGGCAGGTCCCTGTGTGGGTAGCGCCCGGTGGGCGGTGTTCCTCCAAGGCCCGGTGCGCGTGCCGGGGTGCTGGCTTCTGGCGGGAGACTCTGTTCAAATCGCGTGGTTGGACGGGGATTTCACCATAGTGCCAGCGCGTGTGTTCCGTAAACCGGAGGTTCTATGAACCCGCTCTTTCTCGGCCCCATCCTTGAGGTGGGAAAGACGCTCCTTGATCGGTTCGTCCCCGACCCCGAAAAACGCCGTGAGGCAGAGGCTGAGTTCCTCAAGCAGGCGATGGACGGGGAGTTGAAACAAGTCATTGCCCAACTGGAGATCAACGCCAAAGAGGCGCTCCATCCCTCCGTGTGGGTTGCTGGGTGGAGACCGTTCGTGGGCTGGGTCGGTGGCCTGGGTTTGATGTACGCTACGCTCGGTCAGCCGGTGCTGACTTGGGTGGGCTCTATCCACGGCTGGCCTGCACCTCCTACGGTTGAGACCGACCTTTTGTGGGTTGTTCTGTCTGGCATGCTAGGTATTGGTAGCCTCAGAAGTGTGGAAAAGATCAAGGGCGTAGCTACGAAGTAACACCATGCCGCTGAAAGCACTACGTCTCAAACCAGGGATCTTTAGAGAAGCCACCCGGTATACGGGAGAAGGCGGATGGTACGAGTGCGACAAGGTGCGTTTCCGCTCGGGACAACCCGAGAAGATCGGTGGCTGGCAGCAGATCAGTAATGACCAGTTCCTCGGTTTTGCACGTGCCCTTTGGCCTTGGGATGTCTATCTTGGCTTGGGCACCGAGGTCAAGTACTACGTCTATTACGAACAAAGTTTTTACGACATCACTCCCATCCGTGTTACAGGGGCAGTGACTCTTTTTTACACTTACAACGGTTTCCCCTACGTCGGTGTTGTAGACACATCGACAGGCGTCGGCACTTTTGCCACGGGTGAACTCACCGTCGGCACTTACGTCACCTATACCACGCCGGGGACCATCGGGGGTATCAACCTAGACACGGCGGGTGTAAACGGCACCTCTGAGTATTCGATCCTGTCGAACGTCACGCTGGTCACTTGCTCCACAAGCGGGACCACGCTCACGGTGGCGTCTGTTGACTCCCCTGGAATTATTGTTAGCGGCGCGACAATCAACATCAACGGCACGCCGTATACGCTAACCGGTACTGGAACAACAGGCGCATATACGCTCAGTGGAACGCCTTCTCCCGCAGTGCCTGCTGGCACACAGCTTGGCGTTGTCAACACCGCGACCTACTTCATCCAAGCCTCGACCAACGCGACCAGTACCGCGACAGGTGGTGCGGCTACGGTATCGGAATATCAGCCTAGCGTGGGTGCTCCGATACAGAACCAGAGCCCGGGTCTGCTGGGCTCTGGCTGGGGCTTGAGCGGCTGGGGCAGCGGCGGTTGGGGCGGCGCGGGTGTTTTCACGTACGGTGAACCCACGCAGATCGGTCTGTGGAACGCGTACAACTTCGGCGAAGACCTGATCTACGGCCCGAAGGGCGGCGCGATCTACTACTGGGACGCTTCAGCAGGATTCACCACACGCGGCACCAACATTGCTGATGACCCCGGTGCGTCTGATCCGCCTCTTGCAGCCAACTACCGCATGGTGTCCGATGCGTCGCGCATCGTGCTGTGTTTTGGCACCACGTCCATCGGTGCAACAAGTCCGTCAGACCTCAACCCGATGCTGATCCGCTGGTCGGATCAGGAGGACTACCTCAACTGGACGCCGTCGGCCACCACGCAGGCGGGCGACTTGACGCTGTCCCGGGGCTCCGAGATCCGCGCCGTGGCGCAGACCCGGCAGGAGATCCTCGTCTGGACAGACATTGCGCTGTACTCGCTCCAGTACCTCGGCCCGCCCATCGTGTGGGGCTCGCAGATCCTCGCGGACAACGTCACCATCGTCAGCGACCGCGCATGGGCAGTGGCGGCAGGCGTCACCTACTGGATGGGCGACGAGAAGTTCTACGCCTTCGACGGGCGCGTGCAAACGCTCAACTGTGACATCCGCAAGTTCATCTTCGATGACTTCAACGCGGGGCAGCGGCTTCAGGTCTTCGCCTCCACCGTGGAGCAGTTCAGTGAGGTGTGGTGGTTCTACTGCTCCATCACCGGCCCGGACGGCACGGGCACGCCCGCCAACCCCAACACGGTGGTCGATCGCTACGCGGTCTTCAACTACGCCGAGAGGATCTGGTACTACGGCTCTATGGGGCGCACCGCGTGGCTCGACGCCAGTGTCATCTCCAACTTGCCCATCGCTGCGGACTACAACCGCCGCCTGCTCAATCACGAGACAGGGTGCGACGACGGGGCCACGACGTCTCCTGTACCCATCGAGGCCTACATCACCTCGTCCCAGTTCGATATCGACGACGGGCACAACTTCGGGTTCGTGCGCCGGGTACTGCCAGATGCAACGTTCACGGGCTCCACGGCGGCGGTGGCCAACCAGTCGCTCACGATGGCGCTGCTGCCGCTCCAGAACTCAGGCTCAGGGTATACCCGGGGCGTGGACAACGTCGGCCCTGCGACCAACATGTCGGTGGCGCTGACCAACGAGGCAACCGTGCAACGTGACGCGGACAACGGCATCGAGCGCTTTTCGGGAACAGTCACGCCGTACGACGGCAACCTGTACATCCGCGTGCGCGGCAGGCAGATGTCGCTCCGCGTTGCGTCGACCGGGCTGGGGGTGCAGTGGCAACTGGGTACGCCGCGCATGGACGTGCGGCCTAGCGGGCGAAAGAGTTGAGCTTCCTCAACAAGCCCACCAACCCGGCGCTGCCGCTGCCGACGCCGGACTACTCACGCCAGTACTTGGACGCGCACAACAACGTGCTGCGGTTGTTCTTCAATCAGATCCAGAACGTCTTCGACAAGGTGCTGGGCCGCAACGGTGGGCAGTTCATTGACTGCCCCAACGGGTTGTTCTTTAACACCCAGGATCAAGCGTTTACTGCTGATGACACCGCCATGCCGGTTGAGTTTGACCAGACATATCTGAGCAACGCGGTGCAGTTGCGCGGCACCAGCGCTTCCGAGATCGAGGTGTTGGTCAGCGGTGTTTACAACTTCCAGTACACAGGTCAGTTGTTGAGTTCCAGCGCCAACCCCAAGTCGGTAGCACTGTGGATTACGCGTAACGGAACTGACATCTCGTACTCTACACGGATAACCACAATTGCGGACAACGGGCACTACGTCGAGATCACTTGGAATTTCAACATTGATCTAGCTGCTGGTGAATACGTAGAGCTGGAGACGTCAGTCAGTAACGACTACGCGGCTATTAAGTTTGCGGCCCCGCCCGCTACCACACCGTACCCCACTGGTGCATCGTCAGTGTTGACGGTAAACTTCATCGCCCCGCTCCCTGAGCCGAGGCCACCCCTTCCACCGTGAGGATTCATCATGGGCATTCTGGACTCCATCTTTGACTTTGCTGCTTCGCCCAAGGGACTGGTGAGCATCCTCGCGGCGCTTGCGAGTGCCAAGGACCGAGAGCGCGCTCGTCCCGCTACGGGCGGGGGTGTGAGCTACGCCATGCCCGGGCCGCGCCGCTTGCAAGCAGTCAAGAACTTGGGGCGCTACACCGACGTCATGGGGCTTGCCAACGGCGGCACGGCAGACGAGGAAGAGGCGGTCAAGGCGCTGCTCTACGGCATCGCGCAGGGGCCCTACGGCCCGCTGCTGGCTTACGACATCCCGGAGTTGAACCTTGCGCCGGTTCCAGAGCCGGAGAAGCCTCGCGTCACACAGCCGACGGCAGCGACCATCAACGAGTCGAGCTACGAGATTCCTCCGCCCCCAGAGGGGCAACCTGTCGGTACGTACAACCAGCAGATCAACGACTTCCTGACCAATATGGTCGCGCGTGCGATGACGCTTTCAGC